CTAGCGTCCGGGCTGGAGGCCGTCAAGGGCTGGGCCTGGCGGGCGCTGCACACGGAGCGGTACCGCTGGAGCCCCTTTTCCTGGGACTACGGGTGCGAGCTGGAGAGCCTGGTGGGCCAGCCCTACCGGGAGGACACCCGGCTGAGCGAGGCGGTGCGGTATGTGCGGGAGGCGCTGACCGTCTGCCCCTACATCACCGGGGCCGCGGTCGAGGTGGTGGATTTCGACGGCTCCACTCTGCGGATGCGGGTGAGCCTGACCACGGTATACGGGGAGGCGAGCATACATGTATGAGGACAAGACGCCGGAGGCCATCAAGGCGGAGATCCTGGCGGCCATCCGGCAGAGCCAGGGGCTGAGCGCCATGGCGGGCGGCTTCGCCGACGGCGTGGCCGGGCCGGTGGCCGAACAGCTCAGCGAGGCGTACCGGGCCCTGGAGGGGGTGCCCTCCATGCTGTTTGTGGACGAGAGCTCCGGGGGCTACATCGACCTGGTGGGCGGGCAGTATTACAGCATCACCCGCCGGGAGGGGACAAGGGCCTACTGCGATATCTCCTTCAGCGGCACGCCGGGGCTGGTGATCCCCCAGGGCACCGCGTTTCTGACCGCCGGGGGGCTGGCTTATTCCCTCCTGGCGGCGGTCACGCTGGGAGAGGACGGCGCGGGAGAGGGCCGCCTGGAGGCCGCGGAGGTGGGCAGCGCCTACAACGTGGAGGCCGGGGCCATCGACCGGATGTACGTCAACCTGACGGGCCTGACAGACTATCAGAGCGAGGCGGCGGCCGGCGGCACGGACGCCGAGAGCGACGCCGCCCTGCTCGCCCGCATCCGGGAGCGGGTGCAGCGGCCCCCCACCAGCGGCAACGGCTATCAATACCGGCAGTGGGCCATGGAGATCCCGGGGGTGGGAAACGCCAAGGTGGTGGAGCTGCCCGGCGGGCCGGGGACGGTGGGCGTCACGCTGGTGGACAGCAACGACCGGGCACCCTCGGAGGAGATTGTGGAGGCCGTGGAGGCCCACATTGAGGAGGAGCGGCCCGTCGGCGCGGCGGTGACGGTGGCGGCGGCCACGGAGCGGGAGGTGACAGTGGCCGCCCAGGTCTCCCTCACCGGAGGAGCCGGGGCTGGAGCCGTCCAGGACGCCTTCCGGGCGGCACTGGCGGGCTATCTGCACACCCTCATTGAGGGCAAGTACAGCATGGTCTATTACGATCCCGCCGGCGACCAGCCCTACACGCTGCTCTATAACCGGGTGCTGGCCCTGCTGCTCAATGTGGACGGCGTGGAGAACTTCGCCTCCCTCACCGTCAACGGCGGCACCGCCGACGTGACCATCCAGGCCGGGGAGATCCCCGTGCTGGGGGAGGTGAGCGTGACATGAGCAATCTGGTGTTCCGCCTGCCGCGCTACTACCAGGACAGCCCGCAGGTGTCCGAGCTGGAGCGGGTGCTGGGGGAACAGGCCGAGGCGCTGCGCGTGTCCGAGTCGGACACATTGGCCCAGCTCTGGATTGACACCGCCACCTGGGGGCTGGACCTGTGGGAGCAGTGGGCGGGGCTGCCCGTCGACCGCACCCGGCCCTACAGCTACCGGAGGGGCCGCATCAAGGCCAAGCTCCGGGGCCAGGGCGCCACCACGGCGGAGATGCTGCGCAGCGTGGTGGCCTCCTTTGGCTTCGAGCCGTCCCAGATTTCAGTCATCGAGCACCCGGCGGAGTATCAATTCGAAATTGTTTTGTCCGACCTGGCCTCCGTGCCGTCGGATGTGGGCGGGATTGAGGCCGCTGTCAACGAGATTAAGCCTGCGCACCTGGATTACTGGTTCACCTACGAGCTGGCCCAGCTCCTGGCCGCCCTGCGGGTGGGCGGCGGGCTCTGGAGCATTCAGGCGGTCACGCTGCCGCCCATGGAGGAGGAATAGCATGTACGGATTTATCATTACCACCGCCGGCGAGGGCCTGCTGGCCCGGGCGTCGGCGGGGGAGGGGCTGACGCTCACCGAGGTGTGGGTGGGCAAGGGCGCGGTGGAGAGCGCCGGGGCCGCCAAGGCCCTCACCGCCCTGCTCGATCCGGTGGCCAAGGCCACCAGCACCACGCCCGCGGTGGCCGGCGGGCAGATCTCCATGCTGGTGGAGTACCGCAACGACATGGGTGGCGGGCTGGAGGAGGGCTTCACGCTCTCCGAGTTCGGCGTCATGGCCAAGGTGGGCGACGACGCGCCAACCCTGCTCTACTACGCCGCCCTGGGCGACCGGGCCCAGCCGGTGCCGCCCATCGCCGAGGGCCTGGACGTACACCGCTTCCCCGTGGCCATCGGCGTCACCGGAGAGGTGGAGGTCTCGCTGGAGTATCCGGCGGGCGTCTGGGTAACCCACGAGGAGCTGGAGGAGGCGCTGGCGGGCATCGACCTGTCCGGATATATCAAGGCCACCGAGAAGGGCAAGCCGGGCGGTGTGGCCACGCTGGGAGAGGACAGCAAGGTGCCCGCCGGGCAGCTCCCAAAGATGGACTATGACCCGGCGGGCAGCGCGGAGGCGGTGCAGCAGGCCCTGACCGCCCACACCGGGAACAAGAACAACCCCCATGCCGTCACGGCAGAGCAGGTGGGGGCGTTTACCAAGGAAGAAACCGCATCGGATGACGTAATCAGCCTATATGGACTTGAGAGTGACGATACGCCCAATGACATATTCCTTCTGCTATACAAAAAGCTGAAAATGATCAATGAAGGATTAGCCGAGGTTACAATCATCGCTAAAACGCAAAGTGGCAACCCGTTGAAGGGAATCTTGCTTCCCGACCTCAAAGACAGCGATGGTAAAGATGTATATACGGACAGTAGCGGCAAGGCTACCTTTTTTGCTAAAGGCGGCACAACGGCCAAAATCACGTTTTCAAACTATGGAGATATCGAGGACTTCACAGAGAGTTTCACCGTTAATAGCGGAGAAATCATTGCTAAGGAGATTACTCTTAAGGTCCGTAACTTCTTTCGCGTTACCTCCACACAGAATGTTCGCTTTACTAAAAACACGTCTCGCGTTGATGTGAGCGTTGGTGGAGGCGGCGGAGGTGCTGGGAGAATTGGGAAACAATCATCGGGAGATCCCTATAGATCGGCCGGAGGCGGAGGAGGAGGCTACGCAAAAAGTCAAGAAAATGTCGAATTTGTAACCGACACAACTTATACTGCCACGGTTGGCGCAGGAGGAAATGTCGACGAAAAAGGCGGCACATCTTCATTTATGGGGGTATCTGCTCAGGGGGGAGAGCCTGGACAAGGTTCATTTGATTCTAGTTCCAATGTGGAAGGCGGCCAAGGAAACGGAAATGGCGCGGATGGAGTATCTACCACTTTTTCCATGAGTGTGGAGGTTCCTGGCAACGCCGGAAAATCTGGAGCTAATACGATATTTAATAGCTTTGAATCCAGCACTCCACATGGAGGCGGAGGCGGCTCTGGAAGTTTGAAAAGACCCGGACGGTATGATTCAATAGATGGAGGCCGGGGTGGAAGCCCTGGTGGCGGCGATGGAGGGGACGCTGCACAAAATAATGAGCGAAATGGCAAGAACGGGACAAATGGAACAGGTGGTGGTGGCGGCTCCGCTGGAATCTGGTATGACGAAGGCTCTGCAAGCTTTGGCACTCCTGGTGTAGGCGGTTCCGGAGTCGTTACCATGCGCATGCATTTGATCTCTGCATAAGGAGGGCGTAATGGACTTTTTAGTTATAGAAGACAACATCATTACAAATATAGTTGTCGCAGAACCCGATATTGCGGAAGAACTTGGCTTTTTGCCGTGGTACGATGGCGCTCGGATTGGAGCGGCCTATACCCCGCCGTCAGAGGCCCAGCCGCCCTCCGCAGAGGACATCGCCCTGGACATGCTGGCCGAGCACGAGGCGCGGCTGTGTATGCTGGAGCTGACCACCACCGCTGCCACATGAGAAAGGAGACGCCATGACAACCGTATACAACCTCTGCAAGCTGCTCATTGACCGGGGCCGCACCGACGGCCTCCAGGACAAGATGGATGTCTACCTGGCTGCCGACCGGCTCACCCCGGAGGAGTATCAGGAGTTGGCCGGGCTGCTTGCCCCGGCCCTGGAGAAGGCATAAAAAAGGCCGCCCCGTCCAGGCGGCAAGATTAGACAAAACACGGCGCTTGTGGTATACTGACTGCGGCGCTGCAATAACGGCAGGCGGTTAGCCACACCTCCCGAAAGGGGGTGAGGCCTATGCGGATCACATTACATATCGGACGGTTTACCGTTACGATTATCGTGAAAAGCAGAAACCGCCACTCGGCCAAGTGACGGTTTCTAGAGCTTTGCTTTATTAACCTCGTACCGGGCTAACCGCTTGTTGCAGCGCCCTTCTGTCTCTATTATACCACCCCGCCCCGTTTTGTCAACCGACAGGACGGGGCTGTTTTATATTTAAAAATCGAAAGGAAGCATGAACCATGAAAAACATCAACAAGCTGATCGTCCCCCTGTTCGCCATGGAGGGCCCTGACCTGTCCGTCAAGGCGGCCAAGCTGCGCAACAACATCAGGCACGGCAAGGAGCTCGACCCGGTTGGTAAGCTGCCCGCCGGGTTTGCGCCCGACTTCGCGGAGCTCCAGCGGATGGAGGCCGACATGGGCGAGGACGCCTTCGGGGCGCTCTGGGCTGAGTTTGAGCATGCCCGGAAGGTGCGCTACAAGGAGCTGTGCAAGCGGTGGGGCAGCAAGGACTACCAGGGCATAGTCGATTACATGGACACCCCCGTGGACGGCCCCGAGGAGGAGCCCGTAGGCCATGAGTAAGTACATAGGGGTCATCACCAGGGCGGCCATCACCAGGGCCGCCCTGGTGGAGGCCGGGGGGCGGTCTATGGAGCAGGTCAAGGCCGCCTGCGGGTGCCAGTATATCCTCAACGCCTGGTTTTATGACACAATCACCGGGAGGCCCGTCGGCAACCTCAAGATTGATGGCACGGTCAAGGCGGACGCCGGATGGAACTGCCAGGGCCTTACCTGGGACGCGGGCGAGGACATCCGCATGGATCTGATCCCGGATCGAGGCAGAGCGTCCTATATCAGCGGCGTGGAGCTGCTGACGCCCACCAGGGGGCCGGGTAAGGCCCTCAGCTACTCCCCGGAGTACGGGGGCACACGGGGGCGCTCCGCCGCTCTCCTGGCCGGGGCGCGGGTGATCCTGTATTGCTCCGGCGACGGCACCCGCGACGCCAAGACCCCCGAGGCGCTGCGGGACGAACTGGTGAGCATCGGCTGCCGGTACGACCAGGCGGCCAACCTGCGGGCCCTGGGCCTCGACGCGGGCAGCTCCTCAAACTGCGACTTTGGGGACGGCCAGCGCATCAGCAACGGTAAGCGGGTCAAGGGCTATCTGTGTATCTGGACGACGGAGGGCGGCCAGGAGCCGCCGGACAAGGAGGAGAGTATGGGCAAGTACAAAGTGACGCCCAGCATCGGCATCAACATCCGAAGCGGCCCCGGCACCGGTTACGGCAAGGTGGGGGCGTATCCCATGGGCACGGTGGTGGACGTGCTGGAGGCCAGGGACGGCTGGGGCAGGACGGATAAGGGCTGGGTGTCTCTGGCCTATCTGGAGGCCGTGGAGGCTCCACAGCGGGTCACGGACACGGGCCTCACCATCCAAGAGGATATCATCTCTGACTGGCGTCGGAATAGGCCGGGCAGGGATACCAACTCGGGGGCCTATATCACCATCCACGAGACCGGCAACGCGGCCAAGGGCGCCGATGCCGCGGCCCACGGGGCCTATCTGGACAGCGACGCCGGGGAGCGCGATATGGTGAGCTGGCACTACACCGTGGACGACCACGCCATTGTCCAGCATCTGCCCGACTACGAGACGGCCTACCATGCCGGGGACGGCAAGGCCGGGCCGGGCAACACCACCAGCATCGGTATCGA